CGACGGCAGCGGTTGCTGCGGCGGCATCGTGCGCGGCGGCTCAAGCGGCGGCGTCTCAGGAATAAAACCTTCCCTGATCCGCTCGCCGCCGTTTCCCTTTATGATTTCTGCCATTGTTCACCTCATGCGATCGATAGTTCCTGGCAGGCGAGACCCTCCCAGCGGACCCGGACCTGACCGTCTCGCGTGTTGTTCTCGAAACCGGCCTTGCAGGTGCCGCCAGTCAACGTGTACTGCATCCCGTTGGCCAGCTGCGCGACCACGGTCACATCGGTTTCCGCTTCAAGGTTATCCATCAATAGGCCCGGCACCGTGGACAGGTCGCCCTCGATATACGGCACCCGAGGCAGCTCCTGAAATCCGTGCACGCCGTCCTGGCCCGCGATCATGGTGCGCTCGACCGCGCTTGGGCTTACGGTGAAATTGCCACGAAGAGCGAGTTGCACGCCGTCCACGGTCAAGAAAGCAATACCTGCAAATCTTTGCGCCATGGGGATAGTCTCCTTTTAAAGATTCGGGGGATTATTGCGGAGCGCCAGAAGACGCCTGGAATGGCGCCGGATTCTGACCGATGATGGCCGTATCGATGCCGCGATCATACTGCAGCCTGAACTGCGCCAGCACAGCGAAGATGCGGAGTTGGTTTATCAAATCAGGGGGGTATAAAACATTTACACGATTTGGGTCATTCGGATCGCGCTCCACGATCAGATGGGCCTTGAACGCCGCGAGGTTCTCGACCAAGCCGTTCCACATATCCAGCTGATACTCGTTGACCAGCTCGGCCTTGATGATGCCGGGCGTCACGATAGCTTGGCCTGGGCCGAACTTGGTGCCGTCGTCGGCCAGTTTTGAACGCGGATATTTCGAGGTGATGGCATATTTCTGATTGCGTAGCAGCTTCGCCAAGGTGGCGAGCGTGGTCACCAGTTCATAGGCGTCGTCCGGTGCGCCATAGAGATTGAGCTGATAGGTGGTCTGCTCTCGCATGATCATCGGCTGGCCATCGCTGCCGATCTCTTGGATCGCCAAACCGTTCGAAGCCAGACTGTTCAGCTCGACGAAATCGAAGCGATCTTGCAGCGGACAACTCTTGATGTTGTTCAGCGACAAAGTTTGCAATGGCCGCGCCGGATCGTTGATCAAGGCACGCTGCGCCTTGGCCGTATAGGCGGCCGCACACTCGAACATCGGTGACGGCGTGGTTTGCTCGAACGCCATGATCGATTCGACGCCGCTATTGTTGGTGTCGCCGAACGTAATCAAGCTGGCATAGGTGCCGCGCTTGGCGCTGAAGACATGGCCGAACATCTGACGCTGCCATCCCCAGCGGCCGGTGTCGGAAAAACCATATTCTGTCTTCCACGCGATCAGTGAATTGCTGTCGGTATACGGCATCGCCACGTATTCATAAGCCTGCTTCTGGATGTTGCTGATCGCCGTCGTGAAGACCGGCGTGCCCACGCCGCCAGTCAACAGACCGGTAGGAGGCAATGTGATACCGAGACCGAGTGGCGTCATCTCACCACCCACTGTCCCGTAGTAGTTCATCGACACGGTGATTTCATTGCCGTTGACGCCTTGGAACACCGAGGTCAACGTCACCACGCCGACCGCTGCCACTGCGGTCACTGGCAGCGCCGGATTACCCAGCGTGTCCGAGAAAGTATTGATCGCATCCGCGATTGCGGTCGCGATCGTAGTGATTGTGTCCGTGGTCGTAATGTTGACGGGAACGCTAGTGCCCGCGATGTAGAGCGCAATCGTTCCTGCCGCCGTTGGCGGCGTGGTGATCGTAATCGGTCCGGTCGCGGCCACGCCACCGACCGGCTCAGCCACCGGCAGACCCCAGACTTCATTGGCGAAGTTGTTGGCGAAGAAAGCCTGAAACATCCGCGACAGTTCCGAGCCTTCGCCAAAGGCGGCATCGGCCTGGGCCTGACTTCCAATCGGGATCGGAATATTCGGCGTCGCAGTTCCGGTGGACAGCATAATCCCGACCATCAGCGCCTTCAGGTTGATCGTAGTCAGACCGGCCATGCTCGGATCGACTTCGACCCAATATAAAGGGACCTTTATGTTGGCGGGAATATTGTTGAAACTGATTGGCATGGGTCATCTCCTCTTAAACGTCTTGGCGGGTCGGCTTTTGATCAGCCAGTTTGATCGAACCCTCTTTCAACCGCCGGAATGTGTAGGTATCGTTGGGCCACTCGATATCGCCTTCGCTGCGAAAACCCCCAGCCTTGGGATGCTTGAGCAGCCGTCGCATGTCCTCCGCAGTAAAGCCTTCACCACTAGCAGGCACTACGCGAACACCAGGCACCTCATTCAATTTCTGGATACGGGCCATTCTGTCACGCCGCGCCTGGCCAGGACGAGCGACCGTCAGGTTGACATTAGCCATCTCAATTTCTCCTTTGATCGCGAGCTAACAACCACGGCTTGCGCAACGGCGCTCGGACGCTGCGCTGAGAGCTGGTGGGGAAATCATAGACCACATTGACCTGTTGGATCTGCGAGGTGTCGCGGCCATCCGGCGGATAGGCCGTGGTGACGTTGATCTCGTCCAGCATGTCGGTGATAAGAGGATACCATTCGCTGCGCGAGAAGCAGTTGACTTCATACTGCAACTCGGCGATCGGCGTCTCGTTGTTCAATCCGGCATTGCCGAAAATATGACGCCGCGATCCTCGAATAGCGCTCTCGATTCCGACGCCTTCCGGGTTGTTGTTGACCAGCACGTTCATCAGCTTGATGTCAGTCCACAGCGAGGTCATGATCTGCAGATACGCCGCATCGATGCCATGCTCCAGCGCATCCGAGTCGTTGTTGGCCTGGATCACCGAGAAGCCGATCCGCGAAGTGTGATTGAACCGGATGCAGCCCGCATTGGCATCGCCGTCCGGCACCATCATCTCATCGACGATATAGACGCCGAGAAACGGCAGCAGGTCGGCCTGCACCGGCCGCATCTTGGTCTTGCGAAACGTGTAGCCAGCGAAATAGGCGTTGGCTGTCACGACTTTATACATGGCGTCGCGGATATCTACAGCGAAGCTTTGTTTTTCTGTGATCGTAACTCTGCTGGCGGCTGAGAACAACGGTGCCAGCGTGACGCTCGCAGTTGCACCGACACTCGTCTTGATCGTGGCCGCGACGGCCAACGGCGCCAATGTTACACTAGCCATCGCATTAGACATCAGGCATTCCCATCGGTCATGGTAAACGAAGTCACATTGACGGCTTGGCCCACGCCTATCGATATGTTGTCGAGCGTCATGTCGCCACCGCCGCCGGTCACAGTGATAGTGCCCTGCATGTGACAGGTGACTCCCGTGGCATCAATGAGCCGGAAATAGCCCGCAGTCCCGATCACGAGGCCCGTACAAGCAATCGGCGTGTTGTTGAACGACTTGCTTCCTGTCGCGGCGTTGGCTGCCCAGTCCGAGGCTAAGGCTTGCTCGACGAGCTTGGTTCCGGTCGCAACCGCGGCGCAATTGACTGGCATCGGGCCAGACCATATCCGCAACAACGGAAAAACACCGACTGCGGTCTCGATCGCATCGAGACGGGCATCACGAACGGCAACAGAAAGCTGTATCGTCATGACACTATCGCTTTGAGCTCGAGAGTAATTTCGCCACCACCATTGTGGAACACATTGGTGATCTCGAAATCGCCGAGCGCCGGCAGTCCTGAGACTGGCTCCGTGGGAATGTTAATGCGATCCAGCTGCACTGGCAGTGTCGCGAACTCTTCCGTCCTAATGTCGAGGATGGTCTGCTGGTCGGAGAAGATGCTGCCGTCTTCCATCACCACGTTGAGCGTACGGCTGTCGTAGATACCACGGGCCGGACCACTAAACGAGTTCCCAAGCGTGGAGGTGAAGGTCACCGGCCTGCCAAAGGTGTCCTGGCAGATCAGATAGACCATCTCCGACATATTCATTGCCATGACAGGCATTTCTCCATTAGTGTGGTCATTCGTGCCACCAACGCGTCATATAGCGAAGGTCTCAGGATCGGCCGCTGCTGCTCACTCTTGACACTCGGCGCGCTTCGCCTAATGGTGGTGCGACTATGCTTCATCGTCCTCCGGATTTTTTTCTTGTTGGTCTCCGGTATTCTCGAGCGCGGCCAGATGTCAGTCTCGGCAGTGTCTCCGCTGAGATCGGTGTTCGGATAGTGGCGATGCATGTCCTTGACTTGCCACACCGTCAACTCGGTGGCCATTTCCTCGGGGAAATCGTCGCACTGCTCAACCATCGCGGCGAGCGTTTGATCCAACTCCGTGGTGTCTAATGAGATTGAAAGCACCGCCGCACCAAATAGCTAGAGACTCGGCCAATCGATCGGCCCGGCACCACCATCAGCACCCGCTTGCGTGGGGTGGTTTTCGCAGCGGCGGCCAGCGCGTCCTGCTTGATTTGGATCACAGTCGCCGTTCGAAGCAGATCAGCTGTCAGTTTTTTAACCCGCTCACTCACCACTGCACCGCATTCATGAATGAGACGTGGGGGGCACGCATGCACCAGTCGCACCACACCGTCATCTTCAAAGCAATAGCATCGATCTGGAACATGCTCTTTACCGGTACCGCCACGGTCCCTGTCCCTCCGACGATATCTGCTGGCGAGGTATCTTCCTGGTGGATGGTCGCGATCGGCCCAACCTCAAACTCTGGAGCTCCAATCGTGCTGGCGAAGCTGGAAGGCTCTATCGCGATGATCGTCCCGTTAGGCAACGCAGCGCTGCCAGCCACAGGCAAAACATCCGCTTGCCCAGCTGGAGCACTGAACTGACCTCCAGCAAAGAAACGAATGGTAGTAGCTTGACCTGGACTAGCTATGAACATGGCATGCGCGCCACCATTGCGGATAGCAATGTCACCCACCAGTTTACCTAAATCTTGACCGCAGTTGTCGAAACCAAAAGTCCCGGCCTGAGGTGTCAGCGGACTTAAGCCATTGAGCAAGCAAGCAGACTTCTGGGCGGAGGAAGCGGCATTAGAAAGAAGGGCCGCATCGATAGCGGGTCCAGCGGCCTCGATGATCAAAGCGCGAAGGATTTGCTCAAGGTTAGAAGCCTCAGCCATCTCCTCAGTGAACGTAGAAATGACGGCGAGCCGATGTGGCCGCAGCGTGGGACCAAGCAAGTTATGCTGACGAGCTGGGACAACGCCGCCCTCAGCCACCCACTGGCCAGCATCTGCCAGTGTAGTCGATCGGCCTGGCACCACGATGCTGGCATATCTCCCGAGATCAATGTGCAATCCACCAAATGACATGAGTTTGCCCAAGATGGACATTGAAACACTGTCCTGGACAGCATACGAGACGCTGAGCGCAGCCAAAGGCCCAGCCCAAGTCGGATCAGTGATCACCGCCGGTTTGCTCGCTGTTCGCAAGATGAGCGGCGTCACTGGATCGTCAGGGTAATAATCTCTCAAGACCTGATCGATCGGCCTCTTCTCAACGAAGCTTCGCACCTTGGCAGCTGCCGCTCGCCACATGTACTGAGCTGGCTGGACGTTCGTTCGATCTTCTCTCATGGACTCTGTCCTTCTCATACCCAATGCCTGATGTATTTGTTCAAGATGTTTTCGACATTTTTCCAGGTCTCCGGCGTACCCATTGAGCTCATGAGATTTGGCGCGTAGTAACCAATCCGGCTTTCCTTGTGTGCAATCTGACGGACGCCATATAACGATGGATTGCGGGTCCAGGCGGCATAGGCTTCACGAGTTAATGACTTCATCGCAAACTGCAACGGTCCAGGTGCGTTGGTAGGCAACAAATAACCACCACTGTATTGAACGTCGATGACTCCTATCCATGGTCCGGTGGGTGGGAAGGAATACAAAGTGCCGGTCTCTTCTTCAAGCATCCAAGTCGCATTCTCACTAGCTAACAGATCATTGCCATCTTGGGTCAGCGAGATGATATCGGCCTTCACTACTGGCCATCTGGACAAATATAGTCTCTGGGTGGATGGGCTGCTCACCATCGAATAGTACATGTATTGGGAATACGGATTGAATTGATCCTCTAGCTGATAGAACGTCTCGTCCACTTTCTCATAGCCAAACACCCGGTTGCACATCTTGGCGATGGTCTCTGAGGTGCTGGAAATCAATTCCTGGATCAACACATCATTGGCGGTGTTTGCCGGTGGGATGCCCAGGACTAGCTTCATGTCGGTCAGCGACACCAAGTCATAAGATGTTGCTGGCGTGATCACGTTGAGAATTTGCTGCATTCATCGTCCTCTCAACTGTCGCTCGGCGTCATATTGATCAAACGCCGGGGAGAGAGAAAAAGACGGACCGATCGTCCCATCGCTCAGCATCGCCTTCATGGTAAAGCCGTCAAACTTGACACCGATCCAATGAGGAGTTGTTTTTCCAGGTTGACCCATCGGTCCTCTCTCGCCAGGAACACCTTTCTCACCTCGTTTGCCTACTGGGCCTGACTGCCACCCTGGACCGGGGATGGCCCCAGGATTATCCGTCTTGGCGATGAACCAACTGTGATCCAGCGTGACAATGTCGAGTGCCTTGTAACTCTCATCCACAGAATAAGTGCCACGGACCTTGAAAGAAAGTCCAGGAGTACCGGCAGCCGCAATCACCTTCCAATCTTCCGTTGCTCCCGGGCGTTTCGCCGTGTCGCAACTAGCCTGCCAGCAGCTTCCGTCTGCCGTGACTAATTCTCCTTCGTAAAAAATACGATCTGACCACGGCACCACTCGAGAAATCATGCCTCGAGGTCCATTTTCTCCGCGCTCTCCGCGTTCTCCACGCTCACCCGGAACGCCTTTCTCGCCTTGCTTGCCAATTGGGCCAACTTCTCCGCGTTGGCCAATTGGACCCTGATCGCCTTTCTCACCCTTATCGCCTTTGTCACCCTTTTCTCCAACGTGACCCTGAGCGCCGACAATAAACTGACCTTCAGGTCCACGCTCACCATTCTCGCCTTTTTCCCCTCGAGGACCGGCAGGCCCTGGCGGACCTTTCTCCCCGACAGGGCCTATTGACCCCATCTCGCCTCGTTCTCCTCGCTCACCTTGCGATCCAATCTCACCTCGCTCACCCTGGAGTCCCCGTTCGCCTTGCAATCCACGCTCACCGGGCAAGCCATCTCTTACTTTGTCCAATCGATTTGACACCTCCAGACTCAACTTGTGCTGAAGCTGAAGATTGTCGGCTCGCAAATTTGCCAATATCTCATTACTCTGAGCCTTGACCACCTCGAGGTCGCGCAACCACTCGCGACGCAACTGAGCGATAACGGCGGCACCAGCGTCAAGAAACGCGTCGGAGAAGTCTTCGCTCATTGTACTCGAGTTGTCTTGATCGGTTGAGCATGATCCTTGCGTAGGCGTCTCGTTTCGCTGGTTCATCTGGCTTGGCCTCCGGCTTCGCCGGCTGTGGCTGTGGTGGCGCCGACGGAGCAGCTGGGGCTGGAGGTATCTTCCCAGCTGCGCTTAATGGGACAACTTGCTGTTGCACGCGAGGCTCATCTCCGAACTCGACGTTTGGAAGATTCTCAGAGTTTCGAGCTTCATTCGGTGAGAAGATTCCGCCTTGAACCGCTTTGGCCAAACCATCGATGCGATCCTTGAATTCTGAGCGCAACAAAGCTTTAGTATCAAACTCGACGTATTCATCCGGTTGACCCTTCAACCCAAAAGTCTGGCCAAAACTCTCCTCGACGTGATTGAGACAAAAACCAAGACCACTGGCAACCCACTGCTGCATCATGATCTCGGCGTTGCGGACACCACGAGTATCCAACCCGATGATCGGAGGAGGCACACGAAACGCCATGGCAATATCTTGATCTGAAAGCTTCAAGATTTCAGCTAACTGAGCGTCGCGAAATGGAATGTTCGGCATCGGAATCGGCTTCAATCCAGCAGAGAGGATCGGAGTGCCGCCCACGTTGGCTCCGGTAGTCTGCTCCGACCAGCGATCCCGCAACGCGCTGACCTGGTCTTTGTTCAACACCAGATCAGTCGAGAGCACCGTACCCGGCTTAGCATTGTTTTGATAGAAAGTGGCCTGTTGAGATCTGATCGAAGTGCCAGTGGCCACATCTAGATACGCACTGACTAATGGACTCTCGCCGCGAAGCGGATTGCGCAACTGATCACAGTGAAGCTTAATGTGCATCACGTCACGGGCAGGCACCGTGGACAATGGACCATAGCGGTTCTGCACGATCCAGTTTCCACCCAGAGAATAATGAACTTCGCCTTCACCATCGATCAACGCCCGACAGTAGCGATTGTCCATCAGGTGGATCTCGTCTATCTCAAAGCGCGCGTTGCGCATGCAAAGAAAATAGGCGTTGCCCTCGACATAAAGCTGCCTGACTGCATTCAGCAGAATATCAGAGATCGACTGATAATCATTTGGATATCGAAGAATACGTGACAGAGACGAAGTCGTGACCCGCTCTCGTCCCCCGTTCTTCAAACCTCTCCAATGATCTCCTGGGCACATCGCCATAGTCTGACTATATGCACCGACGCATGCCTCGATGATTGCCAGCTTGCTTCCGACCAACAGCGGCGTGTAGCCATTCTGCCACCAATTGATGCTGTTGCCCACATCGGCCGGAAGCCAACCATGCGTCACCGGGAGATAGTATGGCCCCGGCCGATACTCACCCTCGGCCGCTTTCGCGACCGAAGATAAGACCTGGGCAATGCGAGAACGCCAGCTCATTTCTCAGTCTTGGCGGTCTGTTGTCGTGTCGAGTAGCTACCTCCTGACCCAGCGTGAACTTCCTTCTTGGCCGCCGTCGGAGATGGATGATTCGGGTCAGGCAGAGAACCATCTGGCTCAAGCTCGGGATGATTTCCCAGCTTCATCAGATCGCACTCCATCTGGGTTGGAGTTGGTTTGCCGCGATTCTTGTTACGCTCCTCGGTCACCTTCTGCCGCTCGGCGTTCTGCTGCTCGAGAGTTTTCTTGTCCTCGGACATTTTCTTCGTCGCTTCGTCTGCCATGATCGTTTACTCCTTTGGATCAACTGTGCCAGACGACACCGGTCATCCACGAAGAAACCGGACGCCGCATGACCCAGTTCATGAACATGATCAACCGCAGCGCAAGACTGTCGGTCTGCCACATACTCTTGACCGGCACCGCAGGGGATGGAACGCCGCCAGTGATGTCAGTCGGAGTAGTGTCTTCCATGTGGAGCGTTGCCTGATCGGAAATTTCCAACCTGGGTCCCTCTTGTCCGGCGGTCGTGAAATCCGCCGCGTCAACCATGATCACCGTGCCCAGTGGTACAGTCGACGACTCGATCAGATCTGCCTTCAGGATTCTGCCGGCGTCAATCATCGCAATGAACGGTAGCAACGGAGCGGCCGCAGCCGGTGGCTGCTGGAGACTCAAGTTCAAAGTCTGAGTCGGATTGCAAATCAACGTCGGACTGCGCACATTGCCATTGGTCAACGTGAGTAGCTGGCCGTACAAGTTGCCATAGTCCGCGATGAAGTTGCCATAGCCATTGCCCGCGAGAGCCGAGGCCGTCAAGCCAGTCTGGTATGAACGCAAGCCAGGTGGCCTGACCGTCGTCGCCGGATTGTTGTCCAGCAGCACGGTATCTAAGGCGATCGCCGTGTCCTCCATGATAGCTGCCCGGAGTAGACCCTCAATGGCCGGAATCGAATGCTCGTCCATCTCTCTAGTCCAGGTCGTGATCACGGCCATCTTCTTTGGCGTGAGCGTCTGGCTCGAGAACGCGCCCTGCCTGACCGGGATTGCCGCGCCTTCTGCTACGAAACTACCTGAGAGAGCAGGAACGAGACTACGAGTCGGGATGACGATCTTGCCATTAGCTCCAAACGTCAGCGCAAGACCCTTGGCAGAGAGCTTGGGAAACACGCTCATCGGGAGCAAGACCTGCATGAAGTCTGCCCAGATAGTGTGAACCAGTTCTTGAGCCCAGCATGCC